GTTCTGCCAACTGCGCCTTTACGGCATCGAACGCCGTAGTTTCTTCGGTCGTCAGTGGGGAGGACTGCCAGTCTTCGCCCAGTGCATCGAGTGCTTCCTGATTCGGGACGGTCATCTCGCCCTTCGTCGGGTGAAACATCAGCGTCGGGAAGTCCTGATGCTCATACGCGCCTTCGTCGCCGGTTTCCTCAGCCGAGGCGAAGAACGTCGGCCGATGCAGACGCGCCTTCGGATTCGTCGAGCGTGGCGTCCGCAAGTCTCTCAACTGCTGACGCACCGGCGAACGGGTGCCGCTATTCGCCTGATACTCCGCAATGATGGCCTGAAGTGACGCGGGCAACTGGTCAATCGTGATCTCTGACATACCGCTCCTTGAAGAAACGTGCGTTTACGCGAGCACCGGCGCCGTCGTCTGGCCCACCGAGTAGGTTACGGTCATGAAGGTGCGGCCGGCCGTGCCCACACCCGGCGTCACGGTGACAACACCAATGACGCTACCAGCGGTAACGTAATACGGACCCGCCTTCGTCGCCGTCGCCTGACCAAAGACGCCAGTCGCAGACACCAGATAGGTTCCGTTGACGCCGCCCCATGACGCCGTGCCGCCTGCGGCCCGCAACGCTTCACCGACCAGCAAGTCGGTCGCATTGAGATTGGTCGACGTGAACCAGCCATTCGCTGACTGCGCATCGCCACAGGTGAACCGAGACGACGCCTTCGACCACAACACCGAGGACGTCACGACGATGTCGACGAGTGTCGCGCCGGCCGGAATCACCACCGTGCCCGTCGATGTTGTGCTGGTCGCATCTTCGACGAAGGCGACCGTTTTGGACACGACCACGCCGTTGATCCCGTCGCCGGTGACTGTGGGGCTTGTGAGTGTCTTGTTCGTGAGCGTCTGCGTGCTGGTCGTCGTGACCAGTGCCGACGTCGGCACCGAGTTGTTCGTCGAGGTGCCAAACGTCGGCACCGCCTGGAAATTGACCGCGCCCGTGAAATTCACGTCGTTGTCGGGGAGGAATGCGCCGCCAGATTGGAAATTCGCCATGAATATTGTCTCCGTGAAGGAAACGAGGGGCCAGCCCGAAGGCCAGCCCCGCGCTCACTTAGGCGAACGTGACGCCGTCGTCAGCCGTCGACAGCGGACGCCACTTGCCGCTCTGTGCCTGCACCGAGAACGACGCGCCAGCCGTGGCCGGGAACGTCGCCACATCTGACGTGGTCGTGTTGTCGTAGAAGCCCGTCGCGTAGGTCACGAGATGTGCCGCCGCCGTCAACGACACGAACCGCACGACGTTCTGCGCGTCCTTGTCGGGATCGGTGAGCGTCAACGCGATCGCCGTCGCCTTGTCGATGTAGATGGTCGCATCCACACGCGGATTAGTGACCGTCGCATCCACGCCGTAGCTCCAGACCGGCGCATTGTTCACACCCTGCGCGAAGTCCGTCGTCAGCCCGTAGATGACCGGGGCCAACGTGTTGTGCGCCACCGCCAACGTCGCCGTGTTGATCGTGTCGCCGCGCGTGACGCTCAGAGACGGCGTATACGTGGCATCGGCCACGCGCATCGCTTCGCCGTCAACGAGGAGCATCGTATCGGCGCTCATCGCGCCGCTTGAGGGATTGGTGAAAGCCGTCAGGACCACCTGACGCTGAGACGCGGTGACCGCGCCATTAAGTGAAGTGACTGTCAACGCCATTGGTTACGCTCCCACCCGAACGCCGAGTTCCTGCCGAAGGACTGCCACGCCGTAGAGAACATCCAGGCGCTGAATCCAGAGGTCCGACGTGGCGACGTAGTCGCGGATCACGCGGATAGTGTTGCCCGTCTTGCGGGACGCGGCGCGATACGCCTTGTCCGTGCCACCGGGCAGCGGCATGTCGACCATCGCCAACGTGCCGAAGTCCTTATGCACCGCGAGATTCTGCGGCGACTGGACGCCAGAGATCGTCGAGAACGACGCCGCCGGCACGCCATACACGTAGACCGCCGTGCTGTTCGCCGGCAGGTTCGTCACGTTCTGGAACTGGGGCTGAGACGACGCCGGACCCACCATCGCGGGGCTGATCGAGATCGTCATGGCACCACCACCGGACGCCGTCGCATCAGCCGCCACGACAAATTGCGCGGCCTGACGGGTCGTCTGGTAGCTCATCTGGTTCAGCGAGTTGACCGGAGTCGACGCCGACACAAACGACACAATGTCGCCCGCCTTGAGCGTGTCGCCCGAGGTCCAGCCCGCCGTGATGATCGACGAACCCGACTGACTGGCACCGTTGACTGTCGGCGTCCCCGTGAAGGTGCCGATCTGCTGCACGTAGATGTTCTGGTCCATCGACCACGTAAAGCCGATCGACTTGCCCATCTCGCCAGACAGATACTGCTCCTGAATCTCGGCCGACGCCTGAAACAACCCCTTGAGGTTGTCCACGATCGCGGATTCCGTCGCCGGCTCCAAGATCATCTTGCGCTTGCCGTCCATCGGCGCCGAGCTGTTGTCGAGCTTCGTCTTGGCCGCGAGGAACGTCGCCAACGTCGACGGCGTGGTTCCCGGGGTGCCGACGAACTGATTCAGGCCCTGCGCGAGTGAACAGACGTCTTGGTCGATCAGGTTAGCGAGACGCGCCACCTGAGGCACCAGCACCTGCTCACGATAGTCGTTGATCCGCAGCTTCAAGTCCTGCGAACTCACCTGCGTGTCGACACCGCGCTGGTAGGCCAGCGTGAGCGGCACGAACGTATCCGTGATGCCCTCGATGTTGACGGCCTGACCGAGACGGCCGACGTAACGCGGTGGTTTGCGGATGTTCAGCGTCTGGCCGAGCACGGCCCCGCCAAACGTGAACTCGTCCGAGTATTTCCGATTGATGATGCGGGCTGCCGCATCGGTGTTTTCCAACACGTCCAACGCCTCAGGCGTGATGATCGTGTTGTGGAGCAGTGTGTTTGCCATGACAGCGTGACCCTTCTCTACCGACTGTCAGACCGTGCGCCAGGCGCCCGGTCCAACAGGTCACACGCGCCGATCCGTGCTTTAGCGAACCGCTTTCAGCTGCGCGCGGCGCTTCTCACGATACCCAGAGGAATCGTAATCAAGGCCGGCCGCATTGGCGAGTTCGTCAAGCGACGGTTCTGACGTGCGTGAACTGGTCCCAACCGGCTGCATCGGTGGGGCCGCGTTTGTCATTGGCACACTCGAACGCGCTGGGGCAGCTTCGGCAGCGGGTTCGCGTGCGTTTACGAACTGCGCGAGACGCAGACCGAACTGGAAGGGATTGGTGATATTCGCCAATTCCTGCGCGACGGCTCTGTCTTTGCACACTTCGTAAATGATGTGTTCCGCACTCGGGAGAGACAGAATCTGTTCGACCTTCGCCGCGTGGATCTCCGGTGATGGTCCGAGCGGCACGAAGCCGCCTCCCTCGGGATTGCGTTGCACTGCATCGAAGTCGGCATACACCTTCCGGCCACGTTCCACGACAGACGTGGCGTGATCCTGAAGGCTGCGAGAGGCCCGCTCCGCTTCGGTGCGGCTTCGGAGTTGGGCGTCGTAATTGGCAATACGTTGTTCGGCTTTCCAGTCGGACAAATCTTCGATGAAATCGGCGTAATTGGCGTATTTCGCGCCGACTTCGTCTTCGGATGGTTTCACCCGCTCCGTGGGACTGCCGGCCTTTGCAGGTTCGGCGTCGTTACGTGGAGAGGCCTGTCGGCTTTCGTATTCTCGAATGCGCTGTTCGGCGGCTTCGGCGCGGCGTTCCGCGTCGCGCTGCTTGCCCATCGCGTTGTCGATCTTTTCCTGTGCGAGGCGTCGGCGCTGTGTGCGCGACATGCCGTCAGTATCTGTGGATTTGGCTTCAACCGGAGCCACGGCTGAGGCTTCGGCGTCCGGCTTGGACTCCACCGGCTTCGCTTTGCCCGTGGACCGCTCATCTTGCCGATCTTCTGCTTGCTCCTGAATCGAGTCCGAATCGCCACCGACCCCGGCCAATACCACGCCGTTGGGTAGCTCAATTTCGTGCTGGACTGGTTCAACAGGTGCAGCAGTCGTCATTGGGCCTCAGTGTGAGCCAAAAATCTGACAGTGTCAACCGTCTGACGGTCATTATTCACTCGCAGGCTCCGTCGGAATCAATTCCTGCGTGCGCTCGTGGGCCATTTCGGCCTCAGCCGCGCCCTGTTCGGCGGCGTGCTGCGCCTTCGCCATCTCATGCGCGTGGTCCAGCTTCGCCATGCCAATCTCGTGGCCGTGGTCATTGGCCTGCGAAGCGCCGGCCGTCACCTGACCAGCTAGCGTTCGGTCAACCTCGGCAATCACCTTGGCGCGCTGCACGTCCAACTGCTGACCCGCGATCAGGAGCTTGGTCTGGTTGTCCATCGCCGCGATACGCTCGTTCGATGCGATCTTTTCGCGCTCAATGGCGTCACGCTGGGCCAGTTCCATCTGCGTCTGCTGGAGACGTCCCTGGACTTCCATTTCCTTCGCCGGTAGGCCGGAGTTCGCCTTTTGCAGCTCCTGTTGCAGTTGCTGCATCTGTTGCTGCATCCCAGCAATCTGCGCCTGCGCCTTCGGAGGGATCGGCTGCTGGCCTTCAGACTCCTGCAATTCAGGCGGCAACGTCTTTCGCGCCATGTCCGCAATCTTCTCGGACTCAGGGAAATCGAGCGACTGAATGAACGCCGGGGTCACCGCCGCCGCCATCTGTGGCGGCAAATGCGGAATCAACTGCCCCATCGCGTCGGAGCCTTCCTGTCGGCGCGTCAGATACGACTTCCCAGTCGTCACCGTCACGCCGTATTTCCCCTTGCTCAGATCGAAGAACTTCGCCATGCCGCCCTGTAACGTCTGCATTTCTTCGGGCGTCATTGGCTGACCATCCGCACCGGTCAACGCCTGCGGTTGACCGTCAGGGCCTTCTTGATGCGGCTGGCCCAACATGACGTGACGGGCATTGTCGTCGATACCCAACACCGACAGCACACGCCCAGGTCGGTCCAGAATCTTCGGCGCAATGAAGACCATTTCGGTCGCCATGTCCAAGACGGTCATCTGCGTATTCGTCAGAAAATTGCTATTCGCATGTTCCGCTTGAGCTTGGAGTGCTTGGATTGCTTTCCCGCTCTGGTCGGACGTGTTCTTCCCCAACGATGGATCAAAGATGGCCGTCGTGGCTTTGACCGCTTCCTCAGACCGACTCATCATCTCCACGAACGCGCCGATGTTGGCCCCGGCCGGGGTCCGGAATGGTGCCGAATTGTGAATCTGCGGATTGTCGCTGTCGAACTCATCCCAGAACAACGCCGAGTAGTTCGTCGTGTTCGCCGTCTGCCACATGGCCTTGTAATTGCCAATCGCGGCCGCGGTTGCGACCCACGGCGACTTCGGCTCGAGCGCGGCGGCCTCGATCGCCGCAGAGTAGGTGTAGTTCACCATCCGCTGTGCGTCCATGGCCGGCTGAATGACACCGCGCAACACCACCTTACCATCGACGTTCAGTTCCTCGCCGAGGATTGGGAACAGCGGAATCCGTGACCCCATCCATTCCTTTTCGTCAAGGGGCTGCAAGCAGTCCATCGTCGTGCAAATGAACTTTGGCGTCTGGATCGTGCGCGAATGCTTGACCATCTTCTTGTCAGCCTTCTTCGCGGCTTCGCCTTTCAGAATCTGGCCGTCGGCCAACTGCACGACCAACTCAGGGTCGTAGTCGACGTGCCAATAGTTCGCAATCCGAATAGTGTCCTCGGTCGACCATCCCGCGCCGTCGCCTTCGGACCGGAAATCGTCCATGTGCGAGAGCTTGGCCTTCGGATACAGGCGCTTATATTCCGACCGTGGCAAATCCTCCACCGCGAACATGAACCGCGCCGTGCGACGTGTCGGGTGCAAGCACGACGGGTCACAGTAGATCGTCAGGTTGTTGGCAATGCGATATAGCTGGGCGTCTTGGTCGAAGACGGCCTCATCAATCGCGTCCTGCACGAAATCTGTCCGCAGGCCGAACCATCCGATACCGCCCTCAGCCGCTCCGTCAGCCGCCCATTCGACCGGCGCTTCACCCCGGGCGTCATTCTGGACACGGCGCATCCAGTCCTTCAGAATTTCGGCGTGTTCTTTTGTCGCCCCACCGCCATTCGGCGTCACGGTCGCCGTGATGTTGGCATTCTTGATGGAATTGGAGACTTGGCGCACGGGCTGGCTGATGCGGTCGATCGTGAGGCATGGGCGCTTGGGCTGTGCCGCGACGCCTTGTAGGGCTGATGCGCCTTCGCGCTGCTCTCGGACGTCAGAATCCCATTGGTCGAGGGCGCGGAACTTCTTCGCGAGCAACACCGACTTCCGCTGAGCAGATTCTGCTGCCGCGCAAATCTTGAACCGACGTAGACCTTCAGCGACGATGGGCTCTGCGGTCGGGTCGAGGTCGTCTTGCTCGTTGTCGTCAGCCACTAATGCGCCCGTTCCATGCCGGTGATGTGCCGAATCCGACGCACAGGCGTCATTTCCTTTAAGCGGAGCAATTGGTCACGCTGAATCTCAGGATTTGCGCCGGCCAACAGCACGAGATACCCATACACCGCGTTGACCAGTTCGCCATCCACACGTAGATAGCTCCACGCTTTCAGCGTCACACGCCGGAACTTCTCAGGGCCGTCGCAGACCAGCGACAAGAGAAACAGGCGGTCCCGCTCAGCACCGCGCAGGAAGAACATGACCGCATCGGTCAATTCCTTCTCTTTGGTCGTGGCATAGCCGGCAATCGGCAGGTCAGGCAGACGGGTATCAGCGAACTTGTCACGCATTCGCGCACCCTGGCTTGTGCCCAGTGACGGGCTTGAGAGCTTTGTCGGTTTCGTAGTGGAAGGGCACCAGGCCCATCGCGCCGATGGCGGCTTTACGTATTGCGAGTGTGTCAGACGGCCAATCGTTGTCGTTGAAACGGTCGACAATGCGCTGACAGTCGGCGCAGACGGCATCAAGGACGCGGAGACGGTCAGCCATGCGTGGGACTGATTGTCAACCGTTTGACGCCTAGTGTCAAGATATCGTCGCGCCGTGGATGGTCAGGGAGCCATCTTCACCACGCACAACGTTGAACGCATGGCCGACGAGAAACCAACGCGGCTGCGGGGCATCAGGCCCACGGTAAGCCGTCGTCGTGGCGGCGATCACCGTCACAGCCGGCGCCAACTGCCAATCTTGCCCGTCGTCAATGTCACCGAGCGGCCATTTCACCGCCCACACGTTGCCGTCTGGATTGTGGGCCTCAGCGCAGAGGGCGAAAGGCTGGCTCATCCGGCCATCCAACCGCCGGGACCAGAGGCGATGCGCTGCGTGGCAGCGGCGAGTGGGTCAACCTTCTTCATCTTGATTGGCGCAGCAAACGTCAACGCCAGCGCGTCGCCATCATCCGGCGATGACAATTGACGCGCCTTCATTGACTCTTTAGATTCCAGCACCAATCGGTCTGACTTGTCGTGATGGTAGCCGGGGCCGCAAAGGTCGGTTTCCAGCACCGATGACTTATCGATCGCGCCACGGCTCAGCCATTCCCGCATCTTCCACCACATGAACGCCCGCATATTGGAAAGCTTCAGCGTGGCGTCA